ACCGGATGGCCGCGCCCCGCCCCCCCCTTTCCGTACTCTCGTCCCCCGCAATACCCTTACCCGTACCTCTTTTGTAGGGGTAATGTTGTCCTTCTATATATGAAACGTGTCAATTGTTTTATCGTTCGATAAAAGTTATCCTGACCGTTCCTTTGAAATTTGAATTTGTGGCGTTGCTTTTAATAATGTTTTGAGATAATGTGTTCTGACACATTACGCTAGATTTTACACTTGGTCGAGTCAAATTTCAATTTCGGAGTCAATGTAATTTTTTATGGCTCAATTTATTATTATAAATTGGTTGGAGAATAATTTGATAATGCACGTTTCATATTTTAACAGCACTAATGTATATGTCTAGATATGGTCAAGGGTCGTCTTATCACGTAAGACGAGGTTATTCACGTTATCAAACTTTAATATGTTCAGGTGCTGTTAAACGGAATGGTGTCAAACGTCGAGATTGTCATGTGTTCAAGGTGCATGATGAGACGAAGTTGATGGATCAACGCTTACGTGAAAATCAGTTTGGCCCTGATTTTGTTATGGCTCATAACCAGGCTATATCTACGTTTATTTCTTATCCTCATTTGGGTAAGAATTTACCAAATCGAAGCAGGTCTTATATTAAGTTGAAACGTTTACGTTTCAAGGGAACTGTGAAGATACAACGTGTTCAAGCTGATGTTAATATGGATGGTTTGGCTCCCAGGATTGAAGGCGTATTTTCCCTTGTTATTGTTTTGGATCGAAAACCTCATCTTGGTGCTTCTGGTACTCTCCATACATTTGATGAGCTATTTGGTGCAAGGATCCATAGCCATGGTCAATTGTCAATCATCCCAGCTTTGAAAGACCGATTTTACATCCGGCATGTGTTAAAGAAAATTATATCCGTGGAAAAGGATTCAACGATGATTGACATTGAGGGTTCCACTTTGTTAACTAATAGGCGTTATAAACTGTGGTCTAGTTTTAAGGATTTTGATCATGACTCGTGTAATGGTGTCTATGCTAACATTAGCAAGAACGCCTTATTAGTTTATTATTGTTGGATGTCGGACACTAGTTCAAAGGCATCTTCTTTTGTAACGTTTGATCTTGATTATGTTGGGTGATTAAGAATAAAATTATCGAGCAAATTTGAAAAGCAAAAGAAGATGTCATATTATTGCAAACTCTTGGGTTGAGAATGGTTACAATTACTATTAACACATTCTTGGACTGTTGTCCTAACAAGCTCGTTTAATTGGGCCATGGACATGGTTATGTTTGATTGGGCTCTCTGTGCCCCTAACAATTGAAGCCGAATCTCCGGGGTCCAATACGCTTGCTCCCAGCCCGATAGTTTTTTGTATGGGTGTAGTGCATTCTCCGCTTCTGAGTCCGCATCCGTTTGAGCCAATCCTATTGAACTTCTTGTTGCCCATGATTCTCCTGGTTGTAGTTCAAGTGGGCTGCGAAGCCCATATCTTGAAGTGGATGCGGACCTTATCAATTTCCTTTCCCATTTGCCATAATCCACATGAGAAAAATCGACATCTCTATTGGAAAATTGTTTGGACAGGATTTTAACTGTTGGAGCCCTGAATGGGATATCAACTGAATGTTTTGCAGTTGATAATTTCAATTTTCCCTTGAACTTCGCAAAATGGGTCCTCTGATGAACATTTGTATCGGAAACTCGATAATAGAGTTTCCATGGAATGGGGTCTTTGAGTGAGAAGAAGGACGATGAAAAATAGTGGAGATCGATGTTGCACCTGATGGGGAATGTCCATGACGCCTGTAATGATTCGTTGTCTGTCATTCTTTTGTCATGAATCTCAACTAATACTGAACCTGTTGCGTTTATAGGCACCTGCTGCCTATATCTAATTGACGCATGGTCGATTTTCATACAGCTACGACTGAGTCTGGAAGCTAATTGCGACACTGTGGAAGGAAATTGAAGGATTAACTCAGTTAGATCATGAGACAGCTGATATTCATCCCTATGAGACTCTATATAATTAAAGGCATTTGGAGGATTTGCTAACTGAGACTCCATATATCAAAGAAATGCCCGCGCGAGCTGCTTCAAGAGATAAAACCAAACAAGGAACACTTAGGGTTTTGACAGGGAGAAGAGATCAACTAAGATCAAAATCACCTGATTTTGAAAGAGGAAAAGAAAAAAACTAATAAAGAAAGAAGAAAAGAAAACTAATGAAGCCTCAAGATATTGTTTTCAAATGTATCCGTCAATTGTGTTTTATAGGCACACATGTTCTCAGGGACCGCTGTCAGAAAAGAATTAAAGAGGTTTTATCATTAAAGTCGCTTAAAATATAATAAACTCTGGTATATGGTATTTATAAGTTAAATAATTTATGAAGGAATTATTATTTGAATTTGAATATTGTTTACTAAGCAGAGTTTATTATTTGCACTACACAAAAGAGCTTCGGTATGGCATTCTGGAAAATATGAGAGTGTACCCCGAATTCGAGAGCTCTCTCAAACTTGCTCTATCAATTGGTGTAAAGGGGTACTATATATACTAGAACCCTCAATAGAACCCTCATTCTCGTTCGCACACGTGGCGGCCATCCGAAATAATATT